CTCTTGCACCTTTTCATTAAACGCTTTCATCGCATCATCGGGATTTGTTGCCGTATGCGTCACTTCTTGTGGTTGCCGAATATGCGGCAACACATTCTCATCAAACTGCTTTTTGATAATCCGTCCCATCCATGACCCTATGTACTGCTCCTGCTCCGGGGTGAATGGTTTTGCCTTTTCCTCTATCTTTTCTTCTGCCTGGGTGCCTTCAGCCTGTCCAGATATTACCTGGTCAGCAGCCTGGGCCTGTTCGGTATCCTGCTCTGCCATTTCCTTTTTCTCCTTTCGTTAAACTTGTTTTGTATCTTCCAATACCCTTTGCGCTTCCAGCCATAACTCAAATATAATGCGTAGTTTCCGCAAACTCATGCATGAGGAGCAATGGCAGGCGATGTCGTCGGGAGCCACCAGGAGGGCCAGAAGTTCCCGTTTCAGTTTCCCCCGCCATTGCTCGAATAAAACCCGACCGGGGCCGGAAATAAGTCTTTCAAGCGACTCTGCCCGTTCGCGCTTCCGTGCCGCGATATAGGGTATATTTTCCGGCTTGTTCGGATCGGGTATATTTTCATATTCCTCCCCATAAAGTATCTTCCATGCTATTGAAGTTAAATCAAGTTCAGCCATTCATCATCCCCCCTGGACTAAATGTTGCCTCGCGCGCTCCTGCCTGCTCCTGCCCCATCGGCACGCCGCTTTGATTGCTTGGCGTATTCCCCTGAAGCCGTTTCCGCATCATTTGGATTTGACCTGCCTCTGAATTTGGTTCGAAGTATTCTTCGTCAAACATTGCGGCTTCTTTAGGCATATTCCTGTTTCTAAGTATATTGCCCCACAAAGCATTCATTATCTTCGGCACGTTCGGGTTCTGCATTGGGGCAACAATCTGCATGAGCTGTAAATCCTGCTGTATTTCCACTTCCTTTTGCGCTTCCAGTTTTACCGCTGTGGCGCAAGGCTGATACCGGTAAATATCTTCCCAATCCCCAAAAACAAACGGCGAACCGATAATGGTTTGAAACGTGAGTGGGTGCGCGAATTTCTTTGCGAATATGACATCCATTTGCGCGGAAGGAATCAATGCGGTCTGCTCAATCATCTTGATTAAAAAGTCCAGTTTCCCCATAGAATACTGCGCGTTCAGAGTCGCTAATGTCGCGGTCTTTTCTTTGCCTGTGCCCTGCATCGGCGGCGTGATAGCCGAAGTCAGTTGGATTTCCGCATCCAGAAGCGAATGTTTCGCCCACGGGTCGCGGGAGATATTGCTTGCCGGCATAGGCAAAAACGCATCCGTTGGGTTCCCGCCAACAAGCCATCTCTGTTGCGGCGCGTACTGCATGGTATCCCAATCCCACAGGGCGAATTTATTCACGACTACCGGCGGCATGAGATTCTTCCAGATTTCATCGAACATGGCGTTGATATTGTCGTTTAACGCGGTCTGGATGTCCTTGAACGGCTCCACCATGCCCATTGACTGCCATCGTTCCTCGTCGAAATAGATGTGCAAGTCAATGTACGTCATCTGTTCGTACGGGTTTTCCTCGAACCGAATCAAGATGGGCACGCCACCCGTCTTGGCTACGGTAACAATCATCTGCTTTGTTATTACGTCTTTATCGCCAATATCTGCTTTATTTAAACATGGAATCCAATCGCCATCTTGCTTTTTCTTGTAAATAAGGAAACTGCCTTGTCTTTCGTAAATCTCCACATCTGCGTAAATATCCGATTCAGGCGGCGCTTCGAGGCCGTCTTTGCTTTTGTTCTGTGAATGATCCTGAGATTGACTCAGGCTTTCCGGCGCAACGTCCCGGTTCAGCATATCCAGATTGATGTAATCTATATCGCTGTCGTAAAGCGTGTCGAGGTCTGTGATGGTGCGATGCACGATAAACCGCCCATGCCGGATGCTCTGGCCGGGCTGAAGCATCCAGTCAACAACGACATCCTTGTTATTGCAGACCATGTTCACAGGCCAATCTTCGAGTGGAATTGAGGTGTTGAAGTTCTTCGTTTTCTCTTCAAACACTATCTGGCCGTTTTCGTCTACGGACTTAGGTATTTTCATCGGGATCGGTTTTGTGATCTTCTTTAGTTTCTGATGCCAGCTTTTCTTGACGATGCCCACGCCATTGAGCAGGGCGCGAAGCAATAGCATCGTTATCACAAGGAAGAACGGCGTATGGGTTTTATCCGGCGGCACTTGCAGATTGTACCAGTATTCAAGTATCTTCTCCCGTTGCCATGCGCCTTTTTTGTCAAATGATTGCACGCCGATGATGGGACTTGCGCCGAATATCTTCGCCGTTAAATAAGGGATTGCCGTCCAGACCACTTGAAACACTTTATTTATGACGACATTCGACTGCCAATCGTAGTTCTTTTGCGGCCTCTCGCCGCGCATCATGTCGTATAAATCGTCGTAAAGGGTGTCAAGAGAAGAGACAAACGATTTCCCCTTATCCCATTCACCCATAACATGGTTAGCGAGATCAGTCTGCCATTCGGGCAATTCCTCTACCTTTGGGGTTTCTTCTACGGTATCTGGTTCGTTATATTCATTCATTTCTTTTTTCTCTTGGGTTTCTGGGAAGTTATCTTCTGCATGGTACCCCATATGTAGCGGCGGGCGCGTTTGGATGTGGTGGATTTGAATTTCTTCCGGGCCTGTCTTTTCAGCTTTTCCTCAAGGACTTTAGGCATTTATCCCCCATAAAAGAAAAACCCGGACCGACAAAAGCGGCCAGGGCTGAGACAGTATCCTGAAGCTGGATTGCGTATGGCACAAAAAAGATTTCTTGTCAAGCATAATTTTATCTCCCGGCTATACTTACTTGTCTATGCGCCTGCTGCGAAGGCGGATGGTTCATCATGTGCGACGCGAAAAGAAGCCGAGAATCTTTAGCAAGCGCTTCCAAAACCATCGGATTATGGGAATTCTTCTGCTGGGGCGTTGGCTTTAGGTCGTTAACGGCTCTGGTGCTCGCCGCCACATACTCTCCATAAGACCAATCCATGATGGATCGATGGAAACGAGGAGATGTATCGCAAATCCAAAGAGTAGGTAATTTCCTGATCGATCCACGATCCCTAATGGTATTGTTAAAGGGCTTGCCGCACCGGACGGCGTTTTTGAATCTTGTCGAGACCTGATCTCTTCCGGTAGTTCCTTTCGTATCCCATCCTTGCCAGTAACATGGTGTGCCAAGTCCGTCCTCCCTTCTTAACTGATCGAAATGCCGATTCAAATCATCCGTCGTCGAAAACAGCGTATTTGCCTGTTTCTTGTTCGCCAGAGGGTCAATCAGGTTCACGCTGTAATAATAAGACCCGCTGTTGCGTGCGATATGTTTCGCAATCTCGTACGTATTGAACGCGTTTGGCCCGTCAATCGCCGGATGAAATTCCTGCCACAGGAACCATTCATCGTCTTTAGAAGCTGAAAGCCATCCAACTGACCAGGGAATTCTGCTTTCGTGATAATCTATTCCACGTGCATGAACCCAGTTATATGGAATCCCATCCGGGAAATATTTCTTGAACGGGATATAACATACGGACGGATCGTAAGTCTTGAGAACCCGGCCCGTCACTTGCGTAAACACGCCGTAAATCCTGAGTGGAATTTCTGCCGGGTCCATTTCCGACATCATCCGTTCGATAGATTCTTTCGGCAGTGTCGGGTTATCCCAGGTAGACATGAATATAGTCGCAATTTTCGCCCCGGTATTGTGCGTCTCGGTTCTCGGAAGCCCCGTATATTCGGAAACTATCTTTGTCCTGAACACGCGAGACGCCAGTTTAAACACTTTGTCGTAACAATAACTGAAAGGGTTGGTCGCCGTGATCGAAAAAAGCTCGTCGCCGCCTTCCTGGATCAATCGCATCTGACATTCCGTTCTTTTATCTTCCGGCGTCTCCTCGTCATGCCATACACTTGAAAGATTTATCTTACCCAAATCCTGAAGCTCCTGTTTGCTGGACCGAAATTCAAATACTGTTTTTGGCGAACTGAGGCCAAGAGGACGCCGCATGACAAGATTCTGGCTTCGTGCCGTGATATCCTTCATGATCATCTCATAAGGAACCAATCTCTTCAATTCAATATACTGAGCGTTATCCTGCATTTCCGGGTCGTTCCCTTCCGGCAGGGAAGAACTCATGCATCGAATCTTTTTTGCCAGGATATTCTTCTTCGCCACCGGATGAATCCCTAATGCCCTCTTCACGTAATGATCTGCAAAACTGGATGTCTTTCCGGCCCTGTTGCCGGCGAAGATTGCGATAATATCTTCATTCGCATGATTCAAAAATTCCACCACTTCCGTTTTAATAAACGAAAGCAAGCCCCGATACGAATTAACGACCAGT